AGTGGCGAATCAGTAGATGTTGAATTAAAAGATAAAGATTCAAAGACTACTGCTAAGACTACTGCTAAAAAGGAAGATGAGGCACCAGAAGTTGAGATAAAAGAGGAAGAGGTAAAAGAAGAAAAAAAAGAAGAAGCACCTGTTGCTCCAACGGAAGGTAAAAAGACTAAAAAAGAAGACGAGGAAGAACCGGAGGAGGAGTTTAAAGACTACTCAAAGAAGGTAAAAACTCGAATTGATAAATTAACCCATAAAGTTCGTGAAGCAGAGCGTAGAGAAAAAGCTGCTATGGACTTTGCTACAAAGGTTAAAGATGAACAAGATAATTTAAAAAAACAATTTCGTTCTTTAGATGAAGATTACTTGACTGAATTTGAAACTCGTGTATCATCAGCTAAAGAAGCTTCTACAGCGAAATTAAAAACAGCCATAGAAGCGGACGATATTGATAAGCAAGTTGAAGCACAAGCAGAAATAGCTAGATTAGCTGTTGATGCGGACAGACTTGCTGCTGCGAAAGCAGAGCAAAAAGCTCATGAGGAACGAGTTAAACGAGGGCTAGAGCCTACACAACAACAGGCCCAACAAGCTCAAAATTTTACTCAGCCCCCACCGGACCCTAAGGCAGAAGCCTGGGCAAAGAACAACGAGTGGTTTGGGCAAGATCAAGTTATGACTTATGCTGCATTTGGTATGCATAAAGGCATGGTTGAGAGTGAAGGATTTGACCCTACTACCGATGAGTATTATGCTGAAATAGATACTCGTATGAGAACAGAATTCCCTCACAAGTTTTCGAAGGATTCGAAAACTGTCAAGGAAGGCGCCAGAAGCAAGAAACCCGTCCAGACTGTTGCTTCTGCAAATAGAACCGCTAAAACTGGACGTAATACTGTGAGACTCACACCATCACAAGTCGCAATAGCGAAAAAGTTGGGTGTGCCACTTGAAGAATATGCTAAATACGTGAAGGAGGACGCATAATGAAACAAACTGATAAAACACAAAAAACCCCACGCAGCGAGACAACTAGAGAAGCTACTTCCAGAGTAAAATTTTGGAAGCCACCTAACTCTCTTGAGGCACCAGAAGCTCCAGCAGGATTCGTCCATCGCTGGATCAGAACGGAGGTCTTGGGACAGGATGATGCTAAAAATGTCCATTCTCGTTTACGAGAAGGATATGAACCTGTAAGAGCGGAAGAGTATCCAAACTTTAAAGCTCCTACCATTATAGATGGCTCTTTAAAAGGAGTTATCGGCGTAGGTGGATTAATCTTGTGTCGTATTTCAAAAGAACTTGTTGCACAGAGGAACGCTTATTATAAAAAGCGTACTGAAGGACAGCAAGAATCTGTGGATAACGAACTTATGAAAGATGAGCACCCTAGCATGCCAATCTCTAAAGAAAGGCAATCTCGTGTTACTTTCGGTGGTTCAAAAAAATCAGATTAATCTGATTTTTCGAAACGCCCTTATCATATTATTAACCCCCTAATGTAAATTAGGGATTAGGAGGATATACTAAAATGGCAAACAAAGATGCCCCGTTTGGTTTTATTGCTGTTAGAATGCTTGGAGGAGCTTACTTCTCCGGCGGTCAAGATGAATTTGACATTCTCAGCACTTATGGCACAAACATATTTTCTGGTGATGTTGTTGAACTCGAAACTGATGGTACCATAAAAATTGGTGCACCAGGCACTGGTGACAGAAATCTCATTGGCGTATTTAATGGATGTTTCTACACTGACTCTAACGGAAAACCAACTTACTCTAGATACTGGCCCGCTAGTACAACTTCTACTGACGCAAAGGCATTCATAATAAGTGACCCGAATGTGATATTTGAAGCCCAAGAAGACAGCACTGAAATAGGTAGCACAGCTACCCATCCAGCACAAATTGGACAAAACGCTGACTTCGTAAGCACTCATGCTGGAACTACCGCAGCTGGTAGATCCAAACAAGAGCTAGATTCAAGTTCCATTCATGCTACTAACACTCTAAATTTTAGAGTTGTTGGAAAATCTACAGATCCAGACAACAGTGACGCTACAGCAGCTAACTGTAACTGGTATTGCAGACTAAACGAGCATCACTATACATTGAATGTTGATGGAGTATAGGAGGATAACTAATGGCAATATCTAGATCACAACTCGCTAAAGAACTGGAACCGGGATTGAACGCCCTTTTCGGTTTAGAGTACGACAAATATGATAAAGAACACCTTGATATTTTTGATGTAGAATCATCTGACAGAGCTTTTGAAGAAGAAGTGATGTTAGCTGGTTTTGGTAATGCAGAAACTAAACCAGAAGGTGCTGGAGTGAATTATGACACAGCTCAAGAAGCTTGGACTGCTCGTTATAACCACGAAACAATCGCTCTGGCTTTTGCAATTACAGAAGAAGCTGTCGAGGACAATCTTTATGATAAATTAGCTGGTCGCTATACAAAAGCACTAGCTCGTTCAATGAACAACGCAAAGCAAATTAAGGGCGCTAATGTTCTTAATAATGGCTTTAGTTCATCTTATACAGGCGGAGACGGTAAGGAGCTTTTAGCTACTGACCATCCAACTGTAACAGGTGGCGATTTCAAGAATGAACTAACAACTGCTGCTGATCTTAATGAAACTTCATTAGAGCAAGCATTGGTTGATTTAGCTGACATGATTGATGAAAGAGGATTAAAAGTGGCTGTTAAAGCTACCAAAATGTTAATCCCATCAGAACTTGTATTTGTAGCTGAAAGATTATTACAATCTCAATTACGTACAGGAACTGCTGACAATGACATCAACGCAGTTAGAAGTTCAGGAATGGTACCAGGAGGTTATGTAGTAAATCACTATTTAACTGACTCTGATGCTTGGTTCTTGAAAACTGATGCACCTAATGGCTTAAAAGTTTTCGAAAGAAGTCCACTAAAGACTTCAATGGAAGGCGATTTTGACACAGGTAACATGCGTTACAAGGCTCGCGAAAGATATTCTTTCGGTTGGTCTGACCCAAGAGGAATTTTTGGTTCACCAGGAGCTTAATGACTTTGTGGAAGGGCATTTATGTCCTTCCACTTATTTACTAGGACTTATTAATATTATACCGACTGACCTAGCAGACAATCGTAGAAGCGACGGTATAAATTTAATCTACGGAGGATTAAACAAATGGCTAAAACAACTTTTTCTGGTCCAGTTAGATCGGAAAATAATTATAAAGTAGTAAGCAAAACTGCATCTACCGGCGTAGTTCACGATAGAACTATGGGTTCTGGTGTAAACGATGCTAGAAGATACTACTTAGAAGAGTGGTTTGAAAAAAAACCTGCACTTAATGCAGTTGCAATCATTGACCCTGATGCGGATAGTGCATCAGACTTGGCAGCATATGTTATTGCCAATAAGCAGTTTGAAGTATTAGGAACTAATATGACTACTGCTTTATGTACTTTTGGAACTACTATTGCAGGTATTTTGGTAACAACAGCTGGTGCTGATGCGGATCAAGCAATCATAGCACCTCATTTGGATACAAACCAATCATCTTGGCAAGTAAATAAGTGGGGAACTGAAAACTCAGTTGAATGGGAATGTTCTATTCAATTACCAGCAATTGATAATCAAAAAGTTTGGGCAGGCTTAAAGCTAACTAATGATCAAGTAGTCGCAACTGATGATGATCAAGCATATTTTAAGTTTCAAACTGATGCAACTGCTAGTGAAGCATTCACTGATTTTACTAAATTGCATTTTGTTCATAGTATTGGTGGGACTGATTATATTAGTCAATTACCAATTACTGTTGCAGCAACTACGCCTTACCACTTAAAGATCGTTATAGATAGCGATCGTAAAGCTACTATTTATGTAAATGGTATACAATA